GAACTCTTGGAGAAGCTAACACTCAAGCCAATACATTAATAAGCTCTTTGACTGTAGGCGATTATGTAAGAGTTGGTAATTCCACCATTGGTGAGCAATATTTAAAGATACAATCAGTAGATTCTGTTCCTACAGCAAATACTACTCACAGATACTTTAATATTTTTTGTGAAACAAACTATCAACTATCAACAACTTTCTCTGGTAACACTTTACCAAGATATTGGGAATATTATAATACCGTTGATGGTGCTCCTGGTCAGTCAAACTATGTTTTAAATTTTGGAAACACATCTGCTAATGATGAACTACATGTTGTTGTATCAGATGAGGATGGAGCAATCACTGGTGTTCCTGGAACAGTACTAGAGGTATTTGAAAGACTTTCTAGAGCATCAGATGCTAAAACTGATGATGGTGCAACATTGTACTACAGAAATGTTCTAAATTCTACTTCTGGATACGTTTATTGGGGCAATCAAAGAAGTGGAGCTTCTGTAGCCAATGCTATTTCAATAGCCTCTTCTACAAATAGCAAACCTCAAACAATTAATTTCAATTCTGGAACAGATGCTAACAATGAAACAACTGTTTCTTTGGGTACTTTATTAGCAGGATATGATTTGTTTGCTTCAGCAGAGGATGTTGATGTTTCATTGATTCTAACTGGTAAGTCAAGAGGCGGTACTAATGGTGAGCAGATTGGAAATTATCTGATCGATAATATAGCAGAAGTTCGTAAGGATTGCGTTGTTTTCGTTTCACCAGACAAAGATGATGTAGTTAATAATATTGGTGATGAGAGTAATGCCGTTGTAACATTTAGAAACACTATGAGAAACTCTTCTTATGCTGTTCTTGATTCAGGATACAAGTATCAATATGACAAATATAATGATGTGTATCGTTGGATTCCTCTAAATGGTGACATAGCTGGATTATGTGTAAGAACTGATGATCAGAGAGATCCATGGTTCTCACCAGCCGGCTACAACAGAGGTCAAGTTAAAAATATTATTAAACTAGCTTACAATCCAACAAAAGCTCATAGAGACCTTCTCTATAAAAACGGAGTTAACCCTGTAGTCACTTTCCCAGGACAAGGAACAGTATTGTTTGGTGACAAAACATTGTTAGCTAAACCAAGTGCATTTGATAGAATTAACGTTCGTAGATTGTTTATTGTTCTAGAAAAAGCAATTGCTACTGCAGCTAAATTTACATTGTTTGAATTTAATGATGATTTTACTAGAGCTCAATTCAGAAATTTAGTTGAGCCTTTCCTAAGAGATGTTCAAGGAAGACGTGGGATATATGATTTCAAGGTAGTGTGTGATGGAACAAACAATACAGGTGAAGTTATTGATAGAAACGAGTTTGTTGGCGACATTTATATCAAACCAGCAAAGTCAATCAACTTTATTCAGTTGAACTTTGTTGCAGTTAGAACAGGTGTCGAATTCTCCGAAGTTGTCGGTCAGTTTTAATCGATAAATAAAATAAAGGAGAAACAACATGGCTTTTAATGTAAACGAGATCAGAAGTCAACTAACCCTTGGAGGAGCGAGACAGTCGCTTTTCCAAGTTCAGTTCACTAATCCTGCTAACTCTGTTGCTGATATTAAAGTTCCTTTTCTATGTAAAGCATCTCAGATACCTGCTTCTACTTTAGGTGTGATCGAAGTTCCATATTTCGGTCGTAAAGTTAGACTTGCAGGAGACAGAGTTTTTGCTGATTGGTCAGTTACTGTTATTAATGATGAAGACTTTTTAATTAGAAACGCTTTAGAGGAATGGTCTGCAACTATTAACTCTCATCAAAGTAATTTGAGAGGGTTTGGTGCAGCAAGTCCATTACTTTATAAATCAACAGCAGAAGTAACTCAATACTCGAAAACTGGAGCAATCCTTAGAGTGTACAAGTTTAATGGCATCTTTCCAACAGAGATTTCTCCTATCGAGATGTCTTGGGAATCAACTGATGCAATTGAAGAGTTTAATGTTACTTTCCAATATGATTGGTGGGAAGTATCTGGTGGTATAACTGGTCAAGCCGGTACTACTACCTAATATATAAAGTGGGGCTCAAGAGCCCCACTAATATGGAGTAAATATGGCAGAATTATTCGGGTTTGAGATCCGCCGAAAAGGTCAAACTCAAGCTCAAGAAGAG